TACAACTGCTCATCTATACGTTGTGTGTAGAGAAAGACATTATTATTATCACGTACATCAACATGTAACTCACCCCATTCAGTACGGAATACTGTATCTGTATTAATCTTCATACTAATCTCCAGTAAAAATCCCAGACTAATCAACTTTCTTCTATGCTTTATTATTAAAGTAAAAGACAGAGAGTGATAGTCACAAAATACGAATAAAAATATAGGGAATCCGAAGACTCCCTATCTTTAGTAAGACTTATCTTTTCCTAGGTGTCCAAGTACTGTCAATTTCTTGACCTCTTGCGTTCATCTTAGAACCCTTGATTGGTAAGACATAATCTTTTGTGAACAACTCAACATGTGCTTGATAAGCAGCATCTCTAAGTTCTTCTAAGTCTTCTGCTTGTGAGCCTAAGTCATGTAAGTAACCTTGTAACTGTTGCAACTTATTAGCTGTACTTTCATCACCATTAGAATCCTCTTTAAGAACACTCCATTCAGCATAGAATTGACGATACTTACCATTAACATATCGCAAATCATTAGTAAAGCTATAGCACATTCCTTTTAAAACTCTGCCTTGAGTTGAGTAAGCTACATCATTACTATTATCAAGGTTAAGAGCAGTAATCGAATTGACTACAACATTAGTGACACTTGGTTTATTTTTATCTTGTTTCATATTTTTCTCCATTAAGTACTCAAAGTTAAGTACATGGTTAAGGACTATCTAAATGTAACCTAAGTCAACTCGCCCTTCAGTTTACTTAGGTTACATTTAGATTTATAGTCCTCCATGAACTTAATCTTTGAGCACTTCATGGACACTAAAATATAGAAACAAGATATAAATAAACCTTAGTGGATACTTATGTTGTAGTCAATTCAATTACAGCTCCTAACCTTAGAGAATAGTAAATGATTAGCTTACTCAACTCAAGGCTACTCCGATTATTACAAACAGTTTTAAAAGGCTAATGTGCTTAAGCTTTACTAATGATATTAAGATATAGTTAATGGTAAGTATCGACAATACTATAGCTGAATTGAAGTGTTCCTAAAGAGGATAACTAAAGGTAGATGAACGTACAAGCTAACAAGTTACAACAAGTTACTTTGGTTACTCATGACTTAGGGTTACAGCATAAGACCTAGAAGAACTAGATATGCAGCTTATCAAGTACAGAGTTGTTCACTATGTCTTAACCAATCAGGGTTCTAAGATGTACTCAAGATGTACAAGAAATGACATTAGTTGGACAAGGAAAGATTAGTCTTACTTAAGATAGGGTGTCTTCGGATGACATATATTGACATGAAGTATTTTAAATAAATTAATAGATACATCACCTTATAGTTACTATCACACTCTCTTTTACATCAACTCTTGATGACTACTGTCAAACTATGGTCAACATCAGTTTACTAGCGATGCTCAAACTCATACGGGGGGACCCGTGAGTCTAGTCCATACTATAATATAAAGAATCACTTGTAGACGAGAGCTAATTCTGGACTATCGGGGTGTACTGAATATTAGTTAATACTAGATTTGGTAATAAGAGTTGATAGAGGTTTACAAAGCAGGAAAAGTATGCTAAACTAAAACCTAGATTCGCTACTTAAGATACATACGTGAGCCTAGTACAACAAGCAGGTAGTCACTTGGATAATTTATTTAAATACTAACATACGTGTAACCTAAGTATGTTATACTTCAGTTTTCCTTAATGTATTAAGTTATGACTGAGCATGATAAAAGAAAGAATAATAAAGGTAATCCTAAGTTGTATAAAGGAATGGCTCCTTTAAATCCTGAAGGTAGACCTAAGGGTAGTATGAACAAATGGACTATTCTGTCCAGAGAACTTTTAACAGAACGAGGACCTGAAATAGTACAGGTCATCATAGACAGAGCTTTAAAAGGTGACGTACACTGTTTAAAAATGTGTATAGATAGAATCGTACCTCAAACCAAAGCTGTTGAAATTAACCATAGGAAACATGAGGGTGGTGTAATTATCAATGTTGGTACTACAGAACAAATCGTAGAACAAGCCAAAAAAACTAAACCAAAGCAGGTACGTAGTAAATCTGAGGATGCAGTATTAGCAGAAGTAGCAGATGAGCTTCCATAGTGATTTAGCCTTCGGTGAAGAAGGTGAGTATTTAGTATTAAAGAAACTTCATCTTAAGTATCCTAAAGCTTATAAAGTAGAAGGTTATTGTAAAGAGTGGGATATCTTTATACCTGAGAAAGGTATAGGAGTAGAAGTTAAAAGTGATAGAGCTGCTCATAAGACAGGTAATGTAGTTATAGAAAATAAGTATGGGGATAGACCTTCAGGTATTGAGACAACTAAAGCAGCGTGGTGGGTTTATATTACTAAGTGTAATCTCTACTGGATTAAACCAGAAGATATAAAAAAGTGTATTGAAGATAATAGTATAGAAGCTAGAGAATTTGCTCCTATACCGGGAGACTTTAAAGGAAAGTCTTTGTATTTAATAAAAGAGAAGGTGTTTAAAAATTACGCTACTCGTTCAGAAAGGTTAAATGGCAGAGATTAATGTTGAGTTACACCCAGCTCAGTTAGAAATATTTAATTCAAAAGCAAGATTTAAGATAGTAGCTGCTGGTAGACGTTTCGGTAAGTCTAGACTAGCTGCTTGGATTCTTTTAATCAAAGCATTACAATCAGAAAGTAAAGATGTATTTTATGTTGGTCCTACGTTTCAACAGTCTAAAGATATTATGTGGAGTATGTTGAAAGAGCTAGGAGCTGACGTTATAAAGGATGCCTACGAAAACACAGCTAGGCTTACTTTAATTAATGGTAGAAAGATATACCTTAAGGGCAGTGACCGACCAGATACTCTAAGAGGCGTAGGACTTGCATATGTTGTTTTAGATGAATATGCTTCTATGAAGCCTATTGTATGGGAACAGATATTAAGACCCACTTTGGCTGACGTGAGAGGTGAAGCTTTGTTTATAGGTACACCTGCTGGTAAAAATCATTTCTATGACTTATATAAAGAAGCAGAAAAAGAAGAAGACTGGGAGTCTTTCTCATTTAACTCTAAAGATAATCCTTATATAGCTGCGGATGAGATAGATGCTGCTAGAAGGTCTATGTCTTCTATGGCATTTAGACAAGAATTTGAAGCAAGCTTTGAAACTTTCTCTGGTGGTATCTTTAAAGAGGAATGGTTTCATACAGGGAAAGAACCAGAAGAAGGACATTACGTTATAGCTGTAGACCCAGCAGGTTTTGAAGCTGTAGAAAAAGAAAGAGGACTAAAAGGTTCTAAATTAGATGAAACAGCTATAGCTATTGTAAAGATAGATAGAGATAAGTGGTGGGTTAAAGACATACTACATGGAAGATGGGGTATTAAAGAGACAGCTACTAAGATTCTTAAAGCTGCTGAGATATGTGAAGCTACAACTGTAGGTATAGAGACTGGTTCTTTAAAAAATGCTATTATGCCTTACCTAGAAGATGAGATGAGAAGTGAAAATAGGTTTGTACATATAGATGAACTACGACATGGTGGTAAAAAGAAGACAGAACGTATAACATGGTCACTACAAGGTAGGATGGAGCATGGACAAATAAGCTTTAATGAAGATAGAGAGTGGAAACACTTTACATCACAGATGTTAGACTTCCCTAATCACCTATCACATGACGATTTACTAGATGCTCTTGCTTATATAGACCAAGTGTCTATAGCAGACTTCGCATACTCTATAGATATGGAAGATGAGTGGGAACCTATGGACGATATAGCCGGATATTAGGTAATTTAACAAATACTTCTACGTAACTACCTAAAATGTGCTATACTCCGCAGCTATACCTACGTTAGTGGAGCTATTTCTATAGATGTTTGATGATAAAGAAACTAAATACCAAGCTTTAGCTGGATGGCTGTCTTATAGACTAGAAAGCTGGCGCTCTCATAGAGACCAAAACTATGTTAGGATGTGGGATGAGTATTATAGGCTTTGGCGTGGTATCTGGCTAGAACAAGACAAGACTCGTAGCTCTGAAAAGTCTAGAATCATAGCACCTGCACTACAACAAGCTGTAGAGTCTGCTGTAGCAGAGCTAGAGGAAGCAACATTTGGTCGTGGTAAGTGGTTTGATATTAAAGATGACGTACTTGACCAAGACCCTAGTGATGCGGAGTATGTACGTAACCTATTACAAGAAGATTTAGAAAAGACAGGCTGTAAAGATGCTATATGTGAAGTCTTTATCAATAGTGCTATCTATGGTACTGGTATTGGTAAGATAATAGTAGAGCAAAACATAGAGCGTTCACCTGCTGAAGTACCTATCGAAGGTACTGGTGCTACTACAAGACAATTAGTAGAGTATCCATCAATAGATATTAAGATAGAAGCAATATCTCCTAAAGAATTCCTTATCGACCCATCAGCTAATAGCATTAATGAAGCATTAGGTGTTGCGCATGAAGTAATTAAACCAAGATACCATGTAGTTGAAGGTATCTTATCAGGTGTATATAGAGATGTACCTCTTAATGGCAGTTACGATACTGTTAACTTTGGGTATGACCCGGAAATAAAACAAGCAGATGAATCAGACTCCGTTAAGATTACAGAGTACTGGGGTAAAGTACCTAAACGATTCCTTAAAGCTAGTGCTGACAAGGATGATTTTGAATATACAAAGAAAGATGAGTTAGTAGAAGCAGTTGTTACTATTGTTAATGATGAGTACATACTTAGAGTAGAGCCTAACTTGTTTATTATGGAAGATAGACCTTTTATATCTTACCAACATGATTGTGTACCTAATAAGTTCTGGGGTAGAGGGATTTGTGAGAAGGGATACAACCCACAAAAAGCTTTAGATGCAGAAATGAGAGCTAGGATAGATTCATTAGCTTTAACAACTACGCCTATGATGGCTGCCGATGCTACAAGACTACCTAGAGGTGTTAAGTTTGAAGTAAGACCGGGTAAAACTGTACTTACTAATGGTTCTCCTAGAGATGCTATTATGCCTTTAGACATGGGAACAACAGACCCATCAACATTCCAACAAGTAGCTAGTTTACAGAACATGATACAGATGGGAACAGGTAGTGGTGATGCAACTACAGGTAATGATACAGCTAGTGGTATGTCTATGATGCAGTCAGCTGCTATTAAAAGACAAAAGCGTACATTAATGAATTTCCAAAACACATTCCTTGTACCTATGATACAAAAGTCTATGTGGAGAAAGATACAATTTGACGTAGATAGATACCCTGTTAACGATTACAAGTTTGTACCTTATTCTACTATGGGTATAATGGCAAAAGAATTAGAAATGCAACAGATGGTATCAATGTTACAATCTATACCTAAAGATTCACCAGCTTTTAATGTAATACTATTAGCAGTATTCCAAAACTCTAGTATTCATAACCGTGACCAGATTGTACAAGCACTTATGCAAGGTGAAGAAGTAGACCCTCAACAACAAGAGTTAGAGAACATAGGTACTGACTTACAAATACAACAAGCTCAAGCAGAAGTTCAAAAAACTTTAGCAGAAGCTGAAGAAGAGAAAGGAAGAGCAATGTTACATCAAGCTCAAGCTGCTATGGCTATGCCTAATGAGATACAAGTTGAAGAATCAATCATTAAATTACAGAAAGATGCTTTAACATTAGATAAATTAAAAGCAGAGATAAGCAATCAACAGTCTGAGACTCAAAGAAACATACCTGAGATGGACCATCTTAAGTCTGAGACTATACTTAACTTAGCTAAAGCTAGAGAAGCTGGTGCTAAATCTGCAATCAATACAAGAATTCAATAAGTATGGCAAAAACTGACGAACAGTTTTTAAAAGATAGATTAGACATGTTTGAAACCGAAGGGTGGAAAGATTTAATGTTTGATATGAAAAGCACGGAAGGTATTGCAGAAGATATACGCAATATTGAAAGTGAACAAGACCTTTGGCACGCTAAGGGTCAGTTGCAAATACTAAGACAGTTAAGAAGTCTAGAAGATGCAACTAAACTAGCGGTAGAACAATCCTAGTCATAGGACTCTACCTAATATAACTTCATAACCCTAATAGGGCGGAGACCAAAATGAGTATAGTAGTAGAAGAAGCACCTTTAGGTGAAATACAGGTAACAGAAAATCAAGACGTAACAATAGAACAGGAAACTCAAGAGGATTTTATCCAAGCGGAAGCACAACTTGAAGCAGACCAACCCGAAGTTACAATTCCTGAGAAGTATGCTGGTAAATCATTAGAAGACGTTATTGAGATGCATCAAAATGCTGAAAGAGTATTAGGTAAACAAGGAATGGAAGTTGGAGAACAACGGAAACTCATTGAAAGTTTAATATCTACTCAACAACAAGCAACTAAAACTGCTCCACCGATAGAAGAAACAGTTCCCTTCGAGGACCAGTTTTATGCTGACCCTGCAAAAGCAGTTAACTCAGCTATAGAACAACATCCCGATGTAGTAGTGGCTAGACAGACTAGAGCCAAACAAAATCAAGCGTTACAGACAGCTCAGTTAGAGTCTGCTCACCCTGATTTTACGGAAATAGTCCAAGACCAAGACTTTAAGGATTGGATTTCAGGAAGCAAGATAAGACAGGAGCTATTCCGTACTGCTGATTCTTATGACTTTGATTCTGCTAATGAGTTGTTTTCTACATGGAAACAAATCAATATGGCAGGTACTACAGCTAAAGTAAAAGCTGAAGAAAAAGTTAAAAGAGAAAAAGTATTACGTCAAACTAGTTCTGAATCACGTTCTTCTGGAGATTCAGTAGGTGGAAAGAAGGTTTACCGTAGAGCTGATTTAATCAATCTACAGGTAACAGACCCTAGACGTTATGAGTCGCTGGCAGATGAAATTCAAGAAGCGTATACAGAAGGTAGGGTTAAATAATCATTTATAAAGGAGAAGTAAAATGGCATTAGGTTCTAATGGCGTAACGCTAGCAGTAGCGAATAACTTCATCCCCGAACTATGGTCGGATGAAGTTATCGGTGCTTATAAAACAAATCTTGTATTAGCTAATTTAGTAACCAAGTTATCTCATAAAGGTAAGAAAGGTGATTCAATTCACATTCCTG